TTGCAGGGAACAAGGGTCTATCCTATACGGATGGAACATTCAATATTGACTCTGCAAATGTCAAAGGAATGTTCTCTGGTAGCACTGGTGTTACATACAGTAATGGTGCGATCAGTATTGGTCAGGATGTTGCGACTACAAGTGATGTAACATTCGGTAAGATAACTCAGGATAGTGCGGTAGCAAAGGGTATTCGGTTCTTACCACAGACCAGTGCATTCTCACAGACTGCGGGTACATTGTACTTTGATTCAGATAGACAGAAAGGTTTATCAGTACGAGTCAATACTCCCCAAAACCCAAATCCAGATGTAAACCTCAACATTGGTCAGGAGATATTCCTGTATGCCTTTAACAACACTGGTGCGGCAATCAGTAATGGTGATGCGGTCTATATCTCAGGAACATACAATGGTACTGAAAACGACCCATTGATAACCAAGGCAAGAGCAAATACCTCTGCGACTGGTCAACCGACTGGTCTTGCGACAATGGACATTCCAAACGGTGCTCATGGTTGGGTAACTCGTTATGGTCTGGTTCGTGATGTAAACACTGCGGGAATGACTGCGGGTAATCTGTTATACCTATCAGCAGACTCTGCGGGAGTCTTATCAGAAACTCCTGTAACAGTTGATACTGGTTTCCCGTTCAAGGTTGGTCGTGTTATCACTGCGGATTCGTCTTCTGGTGTAATCCTTGTTGACCCACAGAGTGAACACTTCACTGCCCTCCGTGTAGAGAACAAGATAAAGACTGCTCAGTTGGTTGCGGATTCGGCATCACTTCTGAACATTCAGTTTGATACGAGTACTTTTGATTCTCACCAAACAGAGAATGAAGGTCTGTTGTATTATGATAATGCTCACAAGACCCTAAACTATAATGATGACATCACTGGTATGGTTCACGAGATTGGTCTCCAGAATCACCAACGAGTATTTAACGATACTGGGTCTGTAATACCGAAAGGTTCACCTGTTTACTTCAATGGTAACTACACTTCTGGTGCAATTGATGTACCGAAGGTTGCACTTTCTGATGCTTCAGATGTAAACAAATATAACTCGCAGGGTCTTGCGGCACACGACATCGCAAACAACTCTTATGGACACTGTATGATACAGGGTCAGATAACTGAGGTGAATACTTCAGGTGTGTCTGCGGGAAGTCAGTTCTTTGTATCTGCGACAACAGCAGGTGGTATAACAAATACACCACCCGCATATCCAAACTTCCCAATGTGTATGGGTTGGGTTGTTGTATCTGGTGATTCCAATACTGGTATCCTCATGGTCAACCGAGAGAATCACTCGGTCAACTCGTTCCGTGTAACAGAGAGTGTACATATTGGTCAGAACCTACAGGTGGATGGTAACTTAACCATTCTAGGTAGTCAGACTACAGTGGGTACATCTAATGTAACACAGGGTGCTCCATTCTATCGTCTCAATGAGGGTGATGCGATTGGTGAAGCAGGAACTACCTTTGTTGGTGGTGGTCTAGACGATGCCTTCTTCTCTGGTCACTTTACGGGTACTGCCGCACAAACCTATTATGTCAAGATTGATGGTGTAGGTACAGGTGCGGGTAGTAAGGATACTTTTGCGGTTGCATTAGGAACAGACAGTGCGTTTGCATCTCCACTACTTACCAAACAGGTAATGACTGGTAACAAACAACTTATTCACTCAACCGATAATATCTCGGTAGAGTTTGGTGCGACTACTGGTCACGATTCTGGAGACAGATGGTCTGGTACTGCCGCACCTGTTAATGTTGATACTGGTTTCTTCACTAACCGAAACACTGGTACAAGTGGTGTCGGATATACTCACATGGGTTTATTCTTTGATACCACTGATGAGAAGTGGAAACTGATTGACGAGTATGACTCAACTCCGACAGGAACAATTAACACTGCGGATGGTTCGTTCAGTCTTGCGACTCTGGTTGCGAGTAACTTTGAAGGTAATCTGACTGGTGCGGTAACAGGTAATTCCTCTACTGCGACAGCACTTGCTTCTGGACAGAACTTCTCTATATCTGGTGATGTGACTGCGTCCAATGTATCCTTTGATGGTACTGGGGCAGTAACACTCAGTGCCGCAATTACTGCGAATACAATCATTAACGCAGACATCAAGTCTGATGCCGCAATTGCGGATACCAAACTCGCAACCATTAGTACTGCGGGTAAGGTAAACAACTCTGCGACTACTGCTACTGCCGCAAACACTGGTTCTGCAATCATTGCCCGTGACGCAAGTGGTAACTTTGCGGGTGGTACATTCACTGGTGAAGTCAACCGTGATGCACAAACTACGGTAACTGCGGGAACATACGGTTCTGCCACTGCAATACCTGTACTGACAATTGACGCAAATGGTTTCATTGATAGTGCGGGGACAATCGGTGTATCGGGTATTACTGGTGTAAACTTTGATAGTTCAAACGGAACACTTACTATCGCAACAAGTGGAGATGACTTCACTGATGTGATTACTCTTGACCCATTCACTACTGCGAACTTGAGTGAGAACACCAACCTCTACTATACAGATGCAAGAGCAAGAGCATCTATCAGTGGTAACAAGGGACTTGCATATAATAGTGGCACTGGTGTAATGGACTTAGATTCGGCAAATGTCCGAGGAATGTTTAGTGCAAGTGGTCAACTGGCATATAACTCAGGAACAGGTGCATTTACATTCACGAATAGATCAAATGCTGATACATTGACTGCCATTAAAGCAGTAGATGGTGCTTCAAGTGGATTGGATGCTGACTTACTTGATGGTCAGGAAGGTTCACACTACAGAATTAATGTGTACAACAACGCAGGTACACTGCTAAACTAAGGATAAATAGATAGTATGTCAAACTATAGTAGAATAACAAGCAGGTCTAAATTTCTAGATTATTGTCTAAGAAGATTAGGTCATCCTGTGATTGAAATAAATGTGGATGACGAACAACTAGAAGATCGTCTGAATGATGCGGTACAGTTATTTAACGAATATATTGGTGAAGGTAGTACCAAAGTTTATGCGGGTATGACTATCACACAAGCAATGATTGACCGAGGATTTATTGACTTTGATTTAGATACCAGTGTTATTTCAAATCCAGATAATATACTAAGTGTTGTCCGTGTCCTTCCTATCAATGACAGCACTGGTAGTGCAAACTTTATGGATGTCAAATACCAGATGCGTCTCAATGATATGTGGGATTTGCAGAACTCAGGTTCTGGTATTGCCTACTATGAACAAATGCAACAACATCTATCACTTATTGATATGAAACTAACTGGACACCCACAGATTCAGTTCACCAGAGCAGGTAACACACTTAATATTTGGGGTGATATCGCAGGTGCAGAGGGTGACCTAAAAGTTGGTGACAAGATTATGATTGAACTGTTTCTTGCACTTGACGCAAACGCGAATGGTAAAATCTACGACAATATGTTTCTGAAAGAATATGCTACTGCACTTATCAAAGAACAATGGGGTCAGAACCTTATTAAGTTTGAAGGGATGGTACTTCCTGGCGGTGTACAGTTAAATGGTAGACAGATACTAGAAGACGCAAAACAAGAAATTGAGTCAGTTAGACAAAGAATATATAATGAGTATGACACCCCACCAGACTTCTTTGTAGGATAACATAATGGCAACGAACCCATACTTCAAACAAGGTGTTCGTTCTGAACAAAACGTCTATGAGGATATCATAATTGAAGCACTCAAGATGTATGGACAGGATGTATATTACCTCCCTCGTGAGATTGTCAATAAAGACACCATCTTTCTTGATGACGTACCTTCACGATTTGGTTCTGCCTATAAGGTAGAGATGTACATTGAGAATACCGAAGCATTTGATGGTGAGGGAGACCTATTCACTAAATTTGGTATTGAACTACGCGATCAAGCAAACTTTATTGTTTCAAGAAAAAGATGGAAACAACTTGTAGGTAATCGTCTCTCTGAAAACAACTTCCGTCCTCGCGAGGGTGACCTGATTTATCTAACACTATCTCAGTCTATATTTGAGATTCGTAAGGTAGAGACCGAGACACCGTTCTATGCGATGAGTCAACTACCCACGTTCCGTATGCAGTGTGAATTGTTTGAATATAATGATGAAGACTTTGATACCGACATTACAGATATAGATACTGTTGAAAGTGAGGGAGCATATCAGTATTCATTGACACTAGACTCTGGTGGTGTGTTGAGTAACCTCGCAGGAACAAATGGCAAACCTTGGATAGTCGGTGAGACAGTTACCCAAGGGTTTGATACTTACACTATGAAAGGTGAAATTACCAAATGGGATGCTGATACACTGACATTGCAAATTGCACACGCAGGTGCTACCGATGGTAAATTCCATACCTTTACAACAAATACTGCTATTTACGGGGGAAGTTCTGGTAGGGTATCCACACCCACACTAGTATCAGAACTACAAGAGATTCAGAAAGACTCACAGAATAAGATATTTAATGACTTTGAAGCAGACTTCCTTGACTTCTCAGAGTCCAATCCGTTTGGGGATTTATAATGTTTGGAACTTGGTTTTATCATAAGAGAATAAGAACTGCGGTATCCGTATTCGGGTCACTGTTCAACAACTTGCATGTCCTCCGTCACAATAATGCGGGAGAGACCATTTCTCAGGTTAAAGTTCCTCTGTCATATGCACCCAAGAGAAACTTCATCTCCCGACTAGAAGAGATGTCTAAGGGTGAGGATGCCGAACGTAGGGTGGCAATCAAGTTGCCTCGTATGTCGTTTGAGATTACGAACATGCAGTATGACCCAACCCGACAGTTACCCAAGGTAAACAAAATCTCCAAGGCAAGTAACGAGATAACCAAACGACAGAAGATTTACACGTCTACTCCGTATACAGTATCGTTTCAGTTGAATATCTATGCGAAGTCACAGGATGATGCACTACAGATCGTAGAACAGGTTCTTCCGTATTTTGCACCACAGTATACTGCGACAATCAAACCTTTCTCTGATATACCAAGTCTGACCGAAGATGTTCCGATTTCTTTGTCTGGCATAACCTTCTCGGATGACTATGATGGTGCAGTTGAACAACGTAGGACAATCATATATACATTAGACTTTGAGATGAAAATATCATTATATGGTCCCGAAGGTACGGGTAGTATTATCCGTGATGTGCGAAACAACTTCTTTTTACAAGAAACTGGGTTGGCAGATAGTGATGTCTATCTCAAGACACAGAAGATTACACCAAATCCGAGTAGCGTCACGGCAGATAGTGACTACGGATTTACCACAATTGACTTGGATAGTGCATAATGAGTGATAATAGTAATGATAAAAATATCAGATATGACTACACCTCCTCCCGTGATTCCTATCACGACATAATTGAGAAGGGCAGGGAGAGTATGGATTTGATGATTGAAGTCGCACGAGAGAGTGAACACCCCCGTGCCTTTGAGGTCTTATCTGGTAT